ACTGAGATTGACCCGCAGGCAGCTTCTCAGGCTATCCAAGACCCTAACGCACAGCAAGATGTGCAGATGGCTATGATGGCGGCACAGGATAAATAAACCATCAAGGTCAAACGTATCACTGAGGTAGGCAAGCCGGTCATTATGTCGGTACCACCAGAGAACACGGTTGTCTGTGGTGATCACACATCACCATTCCTGCATAACGCTCGGTTCGTTGCCCACGAGATGATTGAGACTGAGTCTAGCCTGATTGAGCAGGGATTCGATCCAGATGTTGTCAAGGGTCTGCCTAGTTACTCCGGTAACGTTGAAGCACTATCAAGAACACGGGAGGCTGATGCGCAGGACTATGATTCAGCACACCATTCAACTCGGATGATCAGCGTACAAGAGTGTTACATCCTGATTGATTACGATGGGGATGGTATTGCTGAGCGCCGCAAGGTGGTGATATCAGGTGGCGATCTACTAGCTAATGACGAGTGGAGCGGCGTATCAATGGTCGGTGGTGTTGGTATCATCGTACCGCACAAGTACAAGGGCGTGAGTCTATTTGATCGGCTCAAGGACATACAGGACGCTAAGACACCAGTGGCCAGAGCTATTATCGATGGCACACAGCTATCAAGTAATCCTCGTATCGGTGCGGTCAAGGGTGAGGTTAATCTCGATGACCTTCTGACATCCCGCACGGGTGGTGTTGTTCGCCTGGAGTCAGCTAATAGTGTTGTTGCCCTGCCAAACCCAGAGGTGCCATCATCAAGCTACACTTTCCTGCAGATGATGGACAACGTCCGTGCTGAGCGAGGCGGTAGTGCGATCGGCACATCTTCAGAGGCGCAGAAGATTATGGGTGATACTGCCCATGGTATTGAGCGCGTCATGTCAGCCATGGAATTAAACAACGCTACCATCGCAAGGTCACTCGGTGAGACTTTGGTGCGCGGCATATTCATTGAACTGCATAATATCATCCGTGAGAACTTTGCAGGTGAGATGAGCGCAAAGGTTGGCGGAAAGTGGATTAAAACCGTACCCAGCGAGTGGAAGAAGAGAACCAAGGTCACGGTACAAGTAGGGTCCTCTCAGGCAGAGCGTGCGCGTCAATCCATGGTGATGGACAAGGTTGTCATGGTATTGGAGAAGCTGGCCAGCACAGGCTCTGTGATGTTCAACGAGTCAAAACTGTACACAGCCATCACTGATGCGATTAGCCTTGGTGGTGTTAAGAATCCTGAGCGGTATCTGGACGATCCAGACTCTGATGAGGGTAAGGCAAAGAAAGATGGCATGGACAAGCAGAAGCAGGAGATGAAGCAGAAGGAAGACATGATGAATCAGGCAATGGTTAAGGCTCAGACAGATATCGCCAACGCTGAGCTAATGACTGGGCGCGCTAATCTCATTGCGCAGAACGTAAAACTCCAGCAGTCTAATATGAAGATGAAGTTTGACGGCATCATCGGTGGCCTGAAGCTACAATTAGAAGAGGCCAAGCAAGAGAGTGCTGACTATAAGGACGGTGCCAACCTTGCGTTTGATTACGACAAGCTGAACGCAGATGTCATGTTAAAACTACTGGAACTTGGTAAAGATATGCAAGACCAAGGTCAGATGGCACAACAATATTATCCACAACAATAGGGGAAAGACAAATGAGCGTATCACAAGAGGCACAGGCAGATTTTGCCACCTTAGTAATCAACCACCATGCACTTGATACCGTGCGTGACCGGATCCAGTTAAACCTGTTTCAGCGGTTTCGTCGAGGTACTGAGGAAGAGCGCAATATCATTGCTGACATTATGGATGCTGAAGGCCTGTTCTTTAAGGAGCTACAGGTAATCGCTGATGATGCCAAGCAGTTGGCTGAAGAAGAAGAGTAATTAACCGGCAGAGATGCCAACATCTAAAGGAGACAGAAGATGGAAAGCAAGAACGCAATATCAGAAGTACAGGATATTCTGGCGCAGAGCATCGCCCCTAGTGATCAGGTAGAAATCGAGGACGTTGCAGAAGATTAAGACAGCGACGGACTTATTGAAGGCGATGATAATATTATCGCTGATGCAGATGTCAGTGTGGATGATTTGGATGATGGTATTGAAGATGCCCAGCCTGCTGAAGACGAGACACTCACTATCGCTCAACTGGCTGATGCGATTGATGTCGACCCTGAGTACCTCTACGACATCGACATTGGCATGGGTGAGGGCAAGGATTCAGTCAAGCTAGGTCAACTGAAGGACGATTACCAGTCTGTAACCACTGAACGCGATGCGCTAGTCACTGAACGCGATGCACTCAAGTCAGAGGCTGCGGACCCTAATAGCATTGCTAACCTTGGTCAGGGTGTCTCTCAGGAGATGATTAAAGCATTTGCTAATATGGACAACCTGCAGAACATGTACGAAAACTTTGACTGGCGTGGTCTGTCTGAGGAGCCTGATGGCGCTGGCAAGGTAGCACTGAAGAAACAAGAGTTTCAGGAAGCATTCCAGAGGGGGCAGGGATTCATCCAGCAAGCTGATAACAATATGAAGCAGCTAAAGTCTCAGAATCTGCAGAAGGCTGCTGCTCAGATGTTCGAGATCATCCCCGAATGGAAGGACGAAACTATTCGTAGGACTGATCAGGGAAAGATGAAAGCACTCATGCTGGCCGAGGGTTACAACGACAACGCTGTTAATAGCATTGTGGATCCGCGCGCCATGAAAATGCTTAATGAACTGGTTTCATTGCGTGAGTATAAGGCTAATGTTGAGGCTGGAACTGTTACCGCACTCAAGAAGGTACGCAAGGCACCAAAGGTTCTGAAGGGTATCGGCCGCAAGTCACCTAACCTGAAAGCTGAAGCAAAGAAGCTGGTCAAGGTTGCGCGCGGTGCCAGCATAAGCAAGCGCAAAGGTGCTGAGGTGGAAGCAGTTAAGGCGATCCTCGCTGCTGGTTAATTGACAAGCAAGAACTACCACAACTATAATAGGTGTAACCAACGGCAGAGATGCCCGAACTAATCAAGACCTGACGAGAGTCTCCTGGTAATGATAAGCGGAAGGGATTAAACATAATCTTTTTAACTTATATAGGAGGCTCCCGTCATGGCAGCTGATCAATTAGACGCAGTCAATCTGGCTGCTGTCGCTGTAAACGGCACGATTCATGAAGACCTGATGAATGCTATCTATGATGTATCACCCGTTGATCGTCCATTTTGTGACGCTATCGGCGAAACTGATGCAACAAACACCTACAAAGAATGGGTTCGTGAAGCACTGGAGGCGTCTAACGCTGACAACGCTCGTATCGATGGCTCAAGCTCTGCTGGTATCAATGACACTGTAACTGGTGAGCGACTGGGCAACTACTGCCAAATCGCATCCAAGACTGTGCGCGTTTCTGACCGTGGTCGCAACGTAAACACTGTTGGCACTGGTGATGAGCTGATTCGTCAGCTTATGAAGCGTCAGAAGGCACTGCGCCGTGACGAAGAGGCATCTATGGTTTCTCGTAATGCTGCTGTTGCCGGTGATGGCACAGCTACAGCCGGTAAGATGGCTGGCTTTGGTGCATGGGTTGGTACAGGGCAGGCTTCAGCAAACTCTGACCGTGGTGCCGGTGCTGGTGCGGATCCAATTCTGTCCGGTGACCCTGGTGGATTTCCTACCACTGCCGCTGTAGCTGGTACGAAGCGCGCACTATCTGAAGGCACCATCAAGGACATGATGAGGGTTGCATATGAAAATGGTGGCAACCCCACTATGGCAATGTCTACCCCCGCGTGTATCGAGGTGCTGTCTGATTACCTGTTTACCAGCTCTGCTCGTGTAGCGACCATTGAGTCTTCTGCACCACAGGGCAACCGTACTAACAATGGTACTGGTGGTGGTCAATCTGGTGGTGGTGTTGTTGCACAGGGCAGCGTTAATATTCTAGTCACCAATTTCGGTACACTGGAATTAATCCCTAACCGTTTTCAGGATGAGGTGGCAGCCGCTGTATCTGATCTGTATCTGATCGATCCTGAGACATGGGAACGTGCATACCTGCAGGGCTATGAGACCAATGAGCTGAGCCGTGATGGCTTGGGTGAGAACCGTGAGATCACTGTTGATTTCACTCTCTGCGCGCTCAACGAAGAGGGTAACGCGATTGTTGCTGACATCGATACCGCGTTGGCTGGTGTTGCGTAGGTAGTAAATAGAATCTGGTGGGGCTGGGTAAAATCCAGTCCTGCCATTTGCTTGGGAAAGGAATATGACAACCAAAGAACAACTAAAGGCTGCTATTGAAGCCCTCGAAAAAAACGAGGCAAACTATACCAATAGTGGTAAGCCGGACGCCAAAGTGCTGACGGATATCCTGAATACAATGATCTCTGCCAGCTTCCGTGATGAGGTATGGGATGAGATGCAAGGCACTGACAACTTATACAAGAACATCACCAGTAAGAATGTTTTCTGCTTAGCAGGCCGTGTATCTTCTGGTGAGACGATTGACTTAGGTGACGAGGACTCAGATGTCTACAAGGGTCGCTTGGAGAAGGTGTAGTTATGGTCGGTCAGATTATCGATATTGAGCATGCTGGTGCGGTACCAATCGTCACCCGCGTTGCTAGAGAAGACGGTAAGCTATACCACAAGACTACATTCCACGATGACGCCACGTTAGCCCATAACCGAAAGGTTGCTGATGCTGGCCTGATTGATAACATGGCCCTTGGACTGCACGATGATGCAGACGTCCGGATGGTCATAAGCTGCCCAACCCCTGAACAGTGGAATATTTTCAAGAAAGAGAATGAGGAGACATACAAGCTCCTGACTTCAAGGCTTGAGCATGAGCGCATGAGAGGCGCTAGACTGGTTTCTCTGCTTAAACCTGCTTGGGTTATACAAACCAGATTATAGGAGAAGGACAGTGGTAGGCAAGATTTGTGTAGGAAGCGTATTAAACAACGCAGGAAATTCCATGTTAGGAAAATCCTATTGCGAAGGACTCGATCACCGCATTGCTACCAATGGAGCAACGATTGGTGATAACCCTCATGAGTCAGGGAGCGAGGCTGCTGATACGTGGGATGCTGGCTGGACTGTTGGCCAGTCTGCTGCTGGTGGCGTATTGCCTGCTGGGTCTGCACCATGTTGCGCACCGGACTTTGCTAAAACTATTGTAGCTTAAGCCTTTAATCCTCGAAGACACTATCAAGGTGCAGGGAGATAATTGTGAGTCGCTGTAGAAATCCTAGAAATCGCATCATGCTGATGCGTAAGAAAAGCGTATACGGTCCACTATTCCAAAATATCGGTGGTGGCCGGTGCGCTAAGTCAGTTGGTGCATACCTTGATGTCAATGGCCCTGGTGGTTTAACCACCGCTGCATTCCTAGCAGGTGAAGCTAACTCTGACGGCTTCATGCGCCAGCAGCTTATCGGTAAAGACCCTGCTGATGCTACGTGTACTCACTCCTCAGATATATTGCAGTACGACTATGAAGGAGTGTATCGCCCTTTCTATGCGAATGAGCAGGTCTGGAAAGGTGGGCGGTATATTCGGAATTTATTAACGTACAGTGAAGATTTCAGTAACGCGGATTGGTTGTTACAACTAACAGCGACCAAGGAAGGTGTAGCTTCTGGAGTCGGCCCTAATGGCGAGGACGCGATGGAAGTGTCTTTCGGC